TGGGACCCCTAGGGGGACCTACGGAAAACCGTAGGCGATGCCTGCACTCTGAAGGTATCATCAGTGTGATACCGTGCACGGCGAGACTCTACATGGAATTCAAGTCTCACCTTCCGAAGAACCCCGGGATAAAGGGTTCAAAGGCACCTCATCGATCAAAGACCGACGGCATATCTCACGATATGACTGACCATTTTAGCCGTTAGCTGGATGGACAACCCGTTCACTGCATAAGCATTTAGTGACTTCAGGTAGTTCAGAGCAATACTACCAACTCAGACACTCGAACACGGTTCAAGCGTAGTTTAACGTCTTCGGACGTAGACCGACGGCATATCTCACGATATGACTGACCATTTTAGCCGTTAGCTGGATGGACAACCCGTTCACTGCATAAGCATTTAGTGACTTCAGGTAGTTTAGAGCAATACTACCAACTCAGACACTCGAACACGGTTCAAGCGTAGTTTAACGTCTTCGGACGTCGTGCATGCGTGTCGAATCACACCGGGAGCGTTGAAGCGGAAGGAATACGCTGGTGCTCTATATCAATGTGGATCACCATTTCATCGGCTTCGAGGACATCGTCTTTAGAATAGACTATTAGGGCATATTTACCCATATCGCCGATCTCAGCACCGACATTAGACATGTCGAAGGTGATCTTATTGTTAGGTTGAATACCGGTGGGAACGTGCTGATAAATAAGGACGGCCGCAAGGCCGTCGGTGAACAGTTTAAACACGTTTTCAGAAGTAAGAAGAGTCGTTTCGTCCAGACGACGAAGCGAGACCCAAATCGTAGAATTGAACTTTGGGGATGGGTTCAGTCTCACTTGCACACATGAGACCTTCTTCTTAGGATATTCAGACACGGGTACAGGGATAATTAACCTTTGACCGAAACTCTTGTCCTTCTCAGTTCTAGTCGGTCGAACATCCAACGAAGTGTAAGTATAACCTGCACGACACTTCTTGCTAGCAATAAAAGTCGGATGTTGAAGGGATGGCGCACTAGAGGAAGCTATATTCGCTAAGCGATTGACTTGCTGCGTCAAAGCCAAAAGAGCTTTATCACGAGCAGTCGAGTTGTTGTTGTTATTATTACGACGACCACGACGTGGACGTCGGCTTCCTCCTCCCGTACCGTTTTGGGCCATTCTAGAGTGTGTGACAGTGGTGAAACACTAACAATAAGTGAAAAATTTAAGCACAAACAACAACAGATTGATACTTAAACGCTACATCATGGAGAAGCATCCGTGAAGATAAAGGAACCTGACAGGGACTAATGGGAATTGAACCCAAAAAGTAATGTCACGGGCTTTGATAAACCAGATGTGTACCCTTCCCAATCCATGGAACTCAAGTGATCAATCTACAACACAACGATTTACACTTGTATATATATACTATACACATAACACAAATACACATATATATATAACAACAGGCTCAAATACCGTTCACCACAACCGGCTTTGAAAACACCTGCGGTTCCGAATCAACCCTAGCGTTAGGTTGGCCTCCTGTCGATTTCTCAAGATCCTCAGACTCACTACCTATCGCACGTTGAGCCACCGGTATCCCAGGTAACTGGAAATACGGGGATGCTGACATATTGAGCTGCGATTTCAGTAATCTGGCTACGGCTGATGGTCCCGAAAGCTCAGATAATCTGTCATAGGGTAGTACTAGAGTCTTACCTGCGGCGGCTGGCTTGTAATTATTATTCTTCGAAGAAAACTTCGGTTGCCAGTTACTACACACGCTCGCGGTAGTTCCGTTATGTCCAATATAACCGTATCTTTCTATAACAAGTGCAAAACACCTACCGACTCCATTCAACTGTTCCATAGGACAGTCATAAGTAGGATGGAAGGAGACAATGGCAGGGAGATCGCGGTTATGTAAGCTGACGACTTGTGCATCGATAGGTGCACGTTCCTTATCACCAAGATCAGCCAGATATATGCGAAGGGAACCTTCAGCATCTGAAGTGACTGTTCTGGTGACGGCGCAAAGAACTTGAGGGACGCTCATATATCCCTTGGATGGTAACTCTCCAGCTTCATACCCGGAGACGAACCACCGCGTCAGTAGATTGGACGTGGTTTCTGGAACGAGGGGTCGCACACACACCGCATTATCGGCGCGCATCCAGTGGTGGCGACCGAGATCGCATTTTGTCGCCATCTCTTGGATGGCTCTGCGGCTAAATAATATGTTATGTAGCTCATCAGTTGATGCCGCAGAGGACTGTTGTGTTAGAGTCCGACTTGTACCTGAAAATGCCATAGGAGGATTACACACACACAACACACACACACACACACACACACACACACACAGATAGATAGATAGTAGTGGTTGGTTGGTTGGTAAAC